TCGAAGTTCTGGTACAGCTTACGAAGCGAGAAAGATAGGTTCTCAACACTCAATCAAGGTACAGGGGTATTTTGCTTCGATAGTTGGGTAAGGATTTGCCGTGATAATGGTGTCAAAACCGTAGGTCAATTTCACGATGAAGTAATAGCAATAGTTAAAAAAGGAGAAGAGCATAATACTAAGTCTACAATGGAGAAAGCTATTGTAAAACTTAACTATAATCTAAAGCTAAACGTACCACTTGGAGTTGACGCTCAGTTCGGGCAAACTTACGCAGACATACACTAATTTTATTTTGTTTGGCAGTTTGCTATTAGCAAAAATTGGGCGTTATATATATATACCAGCAGCCGAAAGGAAAACTCGATATGGCTAAATACACAATGGATATGGTTCTTGAATACGCAAGGGTATTTGAGGAAAACGCAGACATGGGAAGCCCAGATGGCCCAAAGGCCGCACAGGCAATCTATCAGATTGGGGGCCAGTATATAGTAAACGCATACTTCACTGATGAAGATCAGATAAATAAGTTAGAGAGTGAAGGGCTTGATCTCCACCCTATGAATAGTGACCGAATACTTTCTGGTAATGCAGACTTAGGTATTGGAAAGTATATGAAGGTAAAACGTAAAATATCAGACGTTAAGACCTTCTCAGATCGAAAGACTGGGGAAGACGTTCAAGTAGACTACGGTGGAAAACCCACGGTTGTTGACTTGACTAAGGGCAGGGAAAAGAAAAGCCTTTGGTCTTTTAGTGACGATGGATCACTTGGTAACGGTACTAAAGCTAAGGTTCAGTTTGAAACCTATGCTAATGGTGCTGGGGTTCGTTTACTAAACGTGGGTGTTACTGAACACGTAGCATATGAAAGCAACTCAGAGACATCAGAAGATGATGAACTCTTCATCGTATAAGGGAAAAAAATGCGAGTAGACATAGAAGTTTTCATGGACGAAGAGATTGACGGTTACGAAGGTACTGTCTTCTTAAGTAGAAACAATGTCACAGACTTATCTGACTTAGCTAATCATTACACTGATGCCACAAAGGCAATGGGTTTTAATTACGTTAGTAACCTAGCGATTGAGAAAGATGATGGTGACATGGTATGGGGTGATGCTTAGGTGGAGAAAGGAAAGGTACTAATTGATGGTGATATAATTGCCTATCGTTCTGCCTTTTCTACTGAACAAAAGGGATCGTCAGATACCGAAAGGAAAGTTGACGATCTCATTCAGTTCATCTTAGATAAGACTGTATTGTTCCCTGAGCCTGATTTAGACTACGTTGTTTTCTTGACTGGTAGAACTAATTTTAGGCATGATATAGCAAAGTCTCACCCCTACAAGGGAAATAGAAAGAGCGTTCAAAAGCCAAGGCACTTGCAACACGCAAGAGATTATATGGTTAGTAAGTATAACGCTATAATAAGCAAAGGAGAAGAAGCTGACGATCTTATCGCCATCGAAGCCTCTCGACTAGGTTACAAGGTGTGCGTAGCCTCTATAGATAAGGATATGCTACAGATACCCTGTTGGCATTTCAACATGGTAAGAGGCGATTTCAAGAAGGTTAGCCCCAGCGAGGGAATTAAGTTCTTCTATACTCAGATACTAACTGGGGATAGGGCTGACAACATAGTAGGTCTTTGGAAAGTAGGTCCAGCCAGAGCATCGGTTATACTTGATGGTGCTGAAACAGAAGGTGAGTTGTGGGATCGTGTCGTTAAAGCATACGATGGGGATGAAGACCGTGTAGTGGAAAATGCCAGACTTCTGTGGCTAAGGAGAGAAGAGGAAGAAATGTGGTTGCCGCCAAAAGCAAGATACGCCAACAAGCAATAAAGAATGGCTATCGTTCTGGGCTTGAGGATGTTATATCACAAGACTTGAAGTTAAGGGGTGTAGCGTTTGAGTATGAGACGTTCAAGATAAAGTGGAAGCTTGTTGAGGACAAGACCTACACCCCAGACTTTATACTACCTAATGGTATAATAGTGGAATCCAAAGGTAGGTTTGTTCAGTCTGACAGGAAGAAGCACCTTAAAGTTAAAGAGCAATATCCAGATCTTGATATAAGATTTGTGTTCAGTAACAGCAATAATAAGATCAGTAAGAAATCCAAGACCACATACGCTGTGTGGTGCGAGAAGAATGGTTTTAAGTATTCAGACAAAAGGATACCCGACGAATGGTTGGAATAACATACAAAGTTCACAGGGTTTTAGATGGCCCGATAGAAAGCTCAGATGGAGAGTGGTACTTAACCTGTAAAGTAGAAGACGTTCAAGCTAATGAGATCTTTCACGATGATATACCCTTCGTAAGTTTTGATGCTGCTTACAAGTTCCAGTCTCACTTTTTACACACTATAGAGCCTATAATAATTGATTTACCCCGTGAGGAGGAATTTGATGCCTAAAACAGCAGTTGTGTTTAGTTGCGCTCATAGCGACCCGTCCATAAGCAACGAAAGATTTAGCTGGTTGGGAGAGTTCTTATACGACATTAAGCCAGATTACGTAGTTGATCTTGGTGATGGAGCAGACATGAGGTCATTGAATACTTTTGACACTCGTTACCCAGAAGCTATTGTAGCTCAGAGCTATGAGCAAGACATAGATAACTACAATGACTCTCAGGAAAGGATTAGGTGGAAGTTTAGACACCACAAAAGAAAACGTCCTTTCTACATAGGCTTTGAGGGAAACCACGAAAACAGGATAAAACGTGCGCTTAAGACTGATCCAAGGTTAGAGGGATCAAAGTACGGTATATCATTTAGACACCTACAGACTAAGTATTGGTTTGACGACTACCATGAGTACCATAACTCTGCACCAGCTATAGCAGAGTACGATGGTGTATCTTACGCACACTTCTTTAGTGCTGGTAACTTTGGTAGTGCCATTAGTGGTATGCATCATGCTAACTCTCTTCTGGCTCACAGGTTCAAGAGTTCTACCTGTGGTCACTCTCACAAGCGTGACGTTAAGTTTAAGGATGCGGCAGGGGCTATAGGCCTAGTAGCTGGTTGCTTTAAAGGTGCAGACGAAGCTTGGGCGGGTCAGGCAAACCTAGATTGGTGGGCGGGTGTTGTGGTTAAGCGTGAGATATACAATGGTATATACGAGCCTGAGTTTGTCTCTCTGAAGAGGTTAAAAGAAGTATATGGGAAAACGTAGTGATTTTGAAAGAATACCTCGTGACTATTACCCTACCCCTATAAAAGCAGTAGAGCCACTGGTCCACCACTTACCGTACTCGTTTGACTATGTTGAACCGTGTGCTGGTGATGGCAGACTGGTGGATCACGTAACTAAGCTGACAGGTGGTCACGGTGAGTGCCTGTTTAAGTCTGACATACATCCAAGGGCTGATGGTATATTTAAGAATGATGCCCTTAACCTTGACCTAGGTGGTTACGGTACGGTTGACTATTGCATAACTAACCCTCCGTGGGAACGTAAGTTCTTGCATAGATTTATTGACCACTGGGTAGATGTAGCCCCAACCTGGATCTTGTTTGACGCAGACTGGATGCATACAAAGCAGTCGGCTGTTTACATGACTTACTGCTCTAAGGTTGTGTCAGTTGGTAGAGTTAAGTGGATTGAAGGTAGTAAAAGTGTAGGGAAAGACAACTGCGCTTGGTACTTGTTTGACAGGAATAAGATTGAAGAGACAAAGTTTTATGGGAGAGCTATACAATGATCACGCAAGAAGACATAGATATAATTCGTTACAGAACAGATATAGATGAATACAACGACAAGTTTAACGAGGATGGAACCCCTAAGAACGATCTAGCGGCTTACAGCCAGTGGGTAGAGGGTAAGATACTTACTAAAGGTAGAGAGAGACAGATAGAGAATACTCTTGGTCTTGTGGGCGAAGCTGGTGAGGTAGCGGAGAAACTAAAGAAGAGTATAAGGGACTACAATAAACTAGATAAAGAAGGTATGTTAAAAGAACTAGGTGATGTGCTTTTTTATGTAGCTGCATTAGCTAACTTCTATGGTGGAACACTACAGACTATTGCAGAACAGAATACAGAGAAGTTAAACAGTCGCCAAGAACGTGGCGTACTTAGGGGATCAGGGGATAATAGATGAGGTTAATTAAAGCGATTTGGGTTTGGATATATAGGCTGTATAATTACTTGCAGACTTGGCAAGCTCATAGGGATACGATCCTACACCTAAATCGTATGACAGATAAAGACCTAAAAGACATAGGTATTACTCGCAGTGATATTAACCGAATGGTTTGGTTTGATAAGCATAAAGATGAACGTGGAAGAGGTACAAAAGAATGAGCGACAATTACTTACCAACAGACTATCAGTCATTTATACACAAGTCTCGTTATGCACGTTGGCTAGACAAAGAAGGTAGGCGCGAGACTTGGGCTGAGACTGTAGGCCGTTATATGCACAACATTGTGAAGCCTGTGGCTGGTGATGATACCTACATTAAGCAGATTGAGCAAGCAATACTTTCCCTAGATGTTATGCCAAGTATGAGGTCATTGATGACTGCTGGTTTGGCAAGCTCACGCGATAATACTGCAATGTATAATTGTTCCTATTTAGCAGTAAAGAACATTAAGAGCTTTGACCAAGCTATGTTTATCTTACTCTGTGGTACTGGTGTGGGATTCTCTGTTGAGTCGCAATACATTGAGAAACTACCAGAGATACCTGAGAAACTGTTTGTTAGTGACACTACAATAGTTGTAAAGGACAGTAAGGAAGGGTGGGCTAAGGCACTACGTCAATTGATTGCACTCTTGTATAGTGGTGAGATTGCACAATGGGATGTTGGTTTGGTACGTCCCGCTGGCGCAAGGTTAAAGACATTCGGGGGTAGAGCATCAGGACCAGCCCCACTTATAGACTTGTTTAACTTTACCATAAAGACATTTAAGGATGCACAGGGGCGTAAACTGTCCAGCATTGAGTGCCATGACCTTATGTGCAAGATTGGTGAAGTAGTAGTCGTTGGTGGTGTTAGACGCAGTGCTATGATATCCCTTAGCAACTTGTCAGACGATCCTATGCGTACAGCTAAGTCTGGTGCATGGTGGGACAACAATCCACAACGAGCATTAGCTAATAACTCTGTGGCCTACACAAAAAAACCAGATGCAGTTTCCTTCCTTAGAGAGTGGGTAGCACTGGTTGAGTCAGGGTCAGGTGAGCGAGGTATCTTCAATCGTGAGGCCTCTAAGAAGCAAGCAGCTAAGAATGGTAGACGTGACACTAGCTATGAGTTCGGCACGAATCCATGTTCTGAGATAATTTTACGGGATTCTCAGTTTTGTAATTTAACAGAGTGCGTAGTACGGGCAACCGACTCTATAGAAGACTTAGAGCGTAAAATTAAGATAGCTACTATACTTGGGACCATACAGAGTACCTACACTCACTTCCCTTACTTAAGTAAAGAGTTCAAGGATAATACTGAAGAAGAGAGACTGTTGGGGGTTAGCCTCACTGGTA